CTAGGCGATCGCTTCATCTTTTGAACGTTGGGCATTCTGTAGTCGTTGCTCCCATCGCTTCGCGCAACGACGGAAATAGCGAGATTGGTTGCGAAACTTGATGGCTTCCTGAGGGTCATGGGCTCTGCGGTAGAAACCATCCCAGGTACGAAAGCAGCGCCACGAGAAATCAGCGAGATAGGCATAGTCTTGGGTAGTCATAAAAATGTCCTAGTGAAGGTTTGCAGTAGTGGAGCGGTCGGCAATGCTCCGGTTATCCAAGTTCCCCTGACTGTGGGGGATTGATGGGCAGATGGGGCGATCGCATCAGAATGAACAACCCCACCAATGAAATGAGCGTGGCCAGGAAGGCCAGCACCAATGCGAGGATTACGATTCCTCCATCAGTTCCTTGAAATCCCGTTCGGCGTCCAGTTCCGCTTTGCGCTCGATCATCCGGCGCTTCAATCCTTTTCCCAGTTCGGCCAGTTTCCGCTGGTACGCCTCTTCGTAAAGCCTCTCTTCTTCGCTTCCGAAAAAATCCTTGTCTTGCTTCTTAAATTGCTGAATCGTCAGAGCCAATTCACTCATGACACCATCCGTGTCATCCTCGCTCTGTTCCTTGCGTAAAGCCAGTTTCCCGGCGATGTCACGGCGATCGCTCATCCCACTTGCTGGGGGCGTGTCATCCTGCGTGTCATCGTCCACTAATTCAGGGTGAATCACATTGTCATCGACAGGCTTTGAGCCCTCGCTGTAGCGGGATTTCAGCAGCGTGACAAAGCCTTCAAAGTCCTTGTTTAGCTCTAAATACTCGGCAATGCACTTCGCAGCGTACCCAGTCGGCTTTCCAGGGGCAGACTGTAGAGCTGGATAGCCTTTCAGTCCTTCATGGGCCATCACCACTTTTGGGAAGTAGCGAGCACCTACGGTATTGGGTTTCTCATCAAGCCATTCACCAATCTGACGGAAGGTGACATTAGCGCTGTCATCGACCGGAATCTTTGTCACTAGCTTGTCATTTTCGGGGGTCATGCTGTCATTTCCTTCGCCATCGTTGCGGCGAGCCAGATACTCAGAAATCGTTGCAGGCTTTATGGGCTGATACTTTCGGGGGACTGTCATGTTCGTGTCATCTCCGTGTCACTTTCTGAGGAGAGCATAGCACTTTTTGAGAAAAATGGTATAGATTGGGGATGTGTAAGGGATGAATAAGGTACTATCTTGGGCTAATAGTTCTCCAAGCGGTATAAGAAATGGGAAGTAAGACAGAGGGTTCTGCTGTGGCGCGAGACGATCGCCCCCGGATTGCGAATTTGGGGGAGTGGTACGAAGATTTATTGCAGGTTGATTCAGTCATCAATGCCCGAACGGTCGCACAGCAGGCTACTTCCTTGCTTTGTGCAAAGCTTCAGGAGCGAGAGGAACGCATTAAGAAGCGGGTGCAGTACCTTGCGGTGAAGAGGGGAGTTTCGTTTGAGGAGATGTGGCTGCAGATTCTCAAGGGTGAATATCGCAAGTTGACTGCTGAGGAGATGGCAGAACTGGAACGTTTAGAGTCCTTTGAGTAGCCCCTTCCCATTCTGGAATTCCATAGCCCTCCACAGAAAAACCCCCGGCAATCCATGCGATCGCCGGGGGTTTGATGTTGGAATCAGTTGCACTTGCCTTTAGGGTGCCGGTACCTTTCTGGGTTGGAGCACATGAGCATTGCCAAACTGATGGCGCGTGTAATCCTGTAGCCATCCCAGCCAATCAATTCGAGAGATGTAGTTTTCCCATGGCTCCCCGGCTGGAACCGATAGCCTGAGCAGTTGGCGTGCCATAGCTTCGGTGATGGCCATAGCTCGGCGATCGCCAATGGCCCAGGCCCCGCCAATTCCTTGCAGGTCACAGGGGATGGCGCACAACGGTTCTACCTTGTAATGGCGGTTTGCATTGGGCGTGCGGCCCTGAAATGCTACGACGAAGATGTGAGAAATCGCTCGCAGATTTAGGTCCTCATCCTCTGCCAGGTAATGATTCAGCTCAGCTCTGAAGGATTTACGGCTGGTAAGCTGTAGCGGATCAGCCGTTCCCCGATTGAGGTTCCCGGTTCCAGTTGCCAGGTCTTCTCGCAATCGAGCGAGGTTGATGAGTGCGATCGCCAGATCACGGTTGGCGTACTGATTGACGATCCACCATGCCGCAACGACTCCAGGCTCATCGGATTCGAGTCGCCAGAGGACAATGCCGTTGTTGGTAGCAATCTTGGTGCCGGGGGGCAACGCTTCAGGCTTTGCGCCCACCGACGCACGGAGCCAGCGAAAGAATCGGTTAATGAACCGAGGGAGATGTGAGTGGGAGTCCACGGTGCAAGCATTGGTTTAGGGGTTTTCGTCGGGTGGAGATTGAGGCAGATGCAGGATGGAGGCGATCGCATCTCGTGGGATTTGGACCCCTAAAGCGCAGGCTGCGAAGGTACTGAGGCCGAAGATGAGAGCCAGTGGAGGATTATCGTTAGGTGCCCAATTGCCGTTGCTATCCCGCTCAAAGCAGAGCACTGGGATGGGGGCAGAAAGGATGAGGGCAAATAGATAAACGGCCCACTTGGCAGAATTCATTGCGGCGGCTCCATAGTTGCTAGGAGGGTGCCAGCAGCAATAAGAAAGGGGGGCGATTGCCCCCCCTTGCCGTCGTTATGTCAGGTACAAACTGCGCTCCTCACGCCGACGCCGAGTAAGTCCGGGGATCTCCTTCCCACCCCCCTTGTTCCACAGTAGAAAGGCATCAGCCGCAGCTGCAAAGTCACGGCGGTTGTGAAACCTCATAACAGAGCTGCGAGCGATCGCACCCACGCCGATGTTGTAGCAGAGGCTTACCAGGGCATCGAACTGGGCCTGGCTTGCTTCGACCTTCAGCGCGGCCAAAACACCATGCTCATAAATCTGTACCTCACGCCTGAGCCGCGCCGCCGCCTCAGGCTCGGAAATCCACTGGCCACGTGTGACGTCGTGGGTTGAGCCATACCCAATCGTCCAAGTTCCCGAGGGGCACAAATAGCTTCGAGACCGAAAGCCTTCGTACTTTTTGATCAGGGCCAAACCTTGCTCGGAGATGTGCAGCCCACTCTCAGCAGTCCCCGGCTGCTCAAGCTGGATGTGGTCTTTATACACGTACCAGGTGTTCCGGCGCTGTGGTCCCAGATTCTGGTTGAAGGTGATTTTGAGATGGTTAGCCCCGCCATCGCGGTAGGCGAGCACCTCAAGTTCCTGCCCTGCTGGCACATCCAGCTTCGAGTTTGCAGTCAGCTCAGCAGAAGGGCGAGGGGAGTCTTTAAAAACGGTTGAATGGGTAATGGTAGCCTTCATAGTCCTCCAGTTCTTATCTGCCTGGAGGGTGCCTTGCGCCTATGGTTCAGGCTCTGGTTCTGGCGGGATAGGGGCGATCGTGATCGTAGTGTCTAGGGTTTGGGAATGGATGATGCGGTTAGGTTGATCAATCCTTATTTCCTCACTTACCCCGTCAAATCCCCTTAGCAGCGCTAGAGAGTCCGCTCCCCATGAGCCTAGGAGTAAATATTTTCCAGGGTCGTATATATCAAAGGTTCGCGTAACGGTTGTTTCGATATTTGTCAGGATCGATGTCCCTCCAATGCGGTAGGCGATGCCAGCTATGGGGTTATCGATTTGCTGGAACGTGCTAAATCTGTTCCACGGATTATCCAAATCAAATGATGGATAATCATTCGGCCCGCCCCCTGGTAGGCTATCGGCGGTGATGATGGGAGTAACATACGCCAGGCCAGCATTGGTTTTGGCGATCGCATCATTAATCAAATCATTGGGAGAGTTGAGTGCTGGGGGCGGCTGATCATCAAGCATTCTAAAAGCTGAAAATCTGAATTCAGGGCGGCGAGCCTGGAAGCCAGTTGGGCCGATATAGCGCGGCTCTAGATGATCGATGATTGATGTGATTGTGATCCGTGTAGGGGTGCTGACATCCAGATAGCGGGCAACTGTGGCGTCTACTTCCCTTATCTGGTAGTAACCCGCAAATTCTATGTATAGGTTCCCCTCGAAATCAGTATTGTAAAAATTAATCAAACCTTCCCACAGAGACGTGTTGGGGGTTGTGGTGTAGATGTACCGGAGCGTTCCGTCTTCATTTTGTGGAACGGACAGTGCCCCCTCATGGGAGCTGTACACCCAGCCCCCTGTAGGAATGACGAGCGGGAGGTATCGCCGACGCTCGGGCATTCGGCTCCCATTGCGGCCTATCCCCAACGACCCGACTCGAATTACTGGATCACCCACTCTCAGGCTCCCGCTGCTCAGCATGCGCACCTCAGCTTCACTGCCGTCGCTGCCAGCCAGTCGCACACTACGGCCATCCCGATCCTGGTAGGTGTAGGCCGGTGGCTGTGGTTGGTTGCGCTCCAGGGCAGTAGCGCGATCGCCTGCTAGCCGTGCTCGGGCCTGCTCAATTAAGTCCATCGATCGCCGCCTCAATCTCTTTCACCATTGCCTGGGCCTGCCTCAGCTCCGCCTCCATCCGCTCACGTTGCTTACGATGGCTCACACTCATCGCGGCCTTCTCCAAAGCCCAGCAGCGCTCGCAGGTATCCATTGAGGTGCGATGGTCAGATTCTATTCGGATGGCGATCGCCAACATCTGTTTCAGGTTTTCCAGTTCGCTTTTCATGACTCTTCCCTTCTTCTTAAACAGCTTCGGCAGATTTTTCCTGCATACGGGCCTGCGTGATATTGCCCGTGAGGTGAACGTTTACCAGCCTGATAGAAGCGGGAGCGGCGGGAGTTTCCAGGGATAAGGCAAGTACACAATAGGCAGCGATTTCCGGCTTGCAAATTGTTGAAAATCCTTTTCCCCGACATAAGTTAACGGCTCCTAAATACGCCACGAATGGTTCCACCTGTATAGAATGCCGCCCCAATGTCTCCCGCTCTCACACTGCCATTGCTAATAGGCCGAATTTCTAACTCCTCATTGCTACCAGTACCCAGAGGTACTGCAAAAATCTTCCGCCCATCGGCACGGACAACCTTCACTGGAAATGCTGTAGGAGCTGGGGGAGCCGCCTCCTGATAGGCCAGAGTGCGATCGCTGATTAGCCTGATTAAGGCTGCTGAAATCAAATCATTCATGGTCATGCCAGCAGAGTGTATGGAGGGGCGAGAGTATATCCACCACCGGATGGGGTATCGACCCCCATCAGAAGACCTTCAGCCGCGACGGTGGAACTGTTAGCGTCCATCACGAAGGTTTCGCTATCCGCTACATACCGGGGCAGCAGGCCAGCGGGTTCTTCCCATCGGTATGACTGGAAGGGGGTATAGTCTTCCAGGTAGCTCGCAGGCATGGGGATGACCCATTGTGCCGGGTAGCTTCGCCCGTAAAGGATTGCACCCTCACGCTCGGCGATCGCCTTGAGCTCATCCGAATTATTCACAGGGGCCTTGAGTTGCAGATGCAGCGTTCTGCGGGGCGGCTCTCCATCAAACCCCGCTTCAGCTTCCTCATTGCCCTCAACCTCCTCAACCTCCTCCGGTTTCATCGTGGGTTCTGGAGGGGTAGTGTCTGGGCCATATCTGGGGAAGCAGGTAGACTGACCAGTCTTATGGTCAATCTCGCTGGTCGTCTCCATCCAGCCGTCTTTGTAGGGTGTCCAAAGCCTGGTAATGCTGCGACTGAGCACGAGGGATTCAGTGCCGCCGGAGGGAAACACCAGTGCCCCCGGTTCGTAGAAGCGCTCACGGATGGAACGCACAGCCCCATCAACGATCTCGTAGTCGGTGATCTTCTTTGAGGATGGGAACAGGCTCGTGGACCCTGCATCTGGGTAGGCGTAGAGGTTCTTGAGAATCACGCCCTTGAGCGCTTGCCCCTCCTCCACCGTCTTAATCAAATACCCGGCTGCATCGTAGGTATTCTCGACGCTGGTTTCTGCATCGTCGATGAGAGCTGATGACGTGGAAGCCAGAGGAAACAACTCCTTCAAGCTCTTTTGGGTCGTGACGGTACTTTCCTCCTCATCACCCGTGACATCAATCGCCTCATTCTCCCCTTCTGGGTTGGTGAGGTTTCGGTTCTCCCGCCATGTGTTGTGGATGAAGAAAATTTGCTTCGTGGAGGGGGCACTGGCTACCACCGCCTGGGCAGGACGTTCGCCACCCACGAGCACCTCATAGCGCAGACTGCCATGCACAGCACTCAGCACCAAGTCGGGAAGCCGGGTGAGGTTGAGCGCTGTTGCTCGGAGCAGGCGATCGCCATCAATCCAGAGCCAGTAGCCAGCACTGTAGGCTACCTGACCCATCTGGGCAATGAGAGAGCCCTCCAGCCTGCGGAGGTAACTCAGTTGGCCAGGGATGGCATCTATGAGGGTTAGCGGGGTATCAAACCCTTCTCCCAGGGCATTGATTAAATCAGATTTAGAAACGTTCTTCAGGCTGGGCAGAGAGGTGCCCTGAATGCGCCAGGGTTTCGAGTTGATGTTGCCAGGAACTTCGACCCCGCTGACGTAGGTGACGATTGCGTCTAGGCTTGCTGCCCAATACTTGCGGGTAGACCAGGGGGCATTCTCGCCGGTATCAAGGTAGGCAAGTTCACAGCCCACCTCAATATCGATGTCCTCCTGAAAGACACTCGGCTTAACGTTTTGCAGAATCCTGAGAGCCCCCCGTGGGTGTGGTACCCACTCGGAGCCATTAAAAATTTGTACGTCAACACGGGAGCCCAGTGCCCACCGGGAGGGATTAACGCGGGGGTCTAGACTCTCCCCAATTCCGCCGTTGATAGGCACTCCGGCAAGTTTCATCGTGCCGGTGGTTTTGATAAGTCCGGTAGTGTCGAGCCGTTGGTTGCCAACCTCCAGCACTTTCAACTGCGAGGTGATCTCCAGGGGGCTCGCACCACTTGGAGACGACAGATGAACTCGGCATGGAATCGAGAAGGTTAGGAGCACAGCCAGCGCAGAAGACTACGCTGCGAGGGTTCCAGAGCGATCGCCTCACTACAAAATTTCTTGCACCGTTAAATCCACGATGTGGAGGTCGCCCTCCGGAGCAGGCCCAACATACTCGCCGTGGGAATCGCCAGTGGTGACTTTTACATTGAAGCGAGCATAACCCTCAGTTGCCCCGCTGCCTTTCACTACCGACCCGCTGACGATGAGCTTGGGGTGAGGAGCTGGAAATGGAAAGACCTTCCGGACCTCATCAGTGAAGCGGATGAGGTAGGGGGTACCGTCGCTGAGCTCTGAATCTTGCTTAGCTATGAGCTCATCCAGGTCGCTGAGCCTCGCCGCCGTTACCCGGCCCCCAATCGACCAGGTGTATTTTGAGCCGATCGCCCGTGCTCGGATGATGTCTTTCCCCGCTTGGTTTTCGCCGTCAACGAATGCGGCCTGGTTCCAGACCCGACCATAGCCACCATCACGCAGTGGCGAGAAACTGACGGTGGCGATGATGCCTAATGGATCTGCAAAAGTAACGTCGCTAACCGCCATATCTCTTCCCTCGTCTGTCCTAGCGAGGGTTCCAGAGGGAGGCACCCTCCAGGCAAAAGTTGAAGGTGCTACCTATGGAAATACGTGGATTGTTTGTTGGGACTGCGATCGCCCTAATCGCCTTTCTGGTGTTGGCAGGTGTGGCGAGCGCGAAGAATCCCCCCTGTGAAGCTAAATATCCTGAATGTGCAGTAGAGCCGCGCTAAGCGCGGTCCTACTATGGAACTCCATAGCCCTATCGCCCCTTGCGACGCATCCCCTGCTTGGCGATCGCTTCCGCCGTCTGGGCTGCTGCCAGTCGTGGGTCAGATACCCCATTCACCTCAATCTTGTTAGTGATTTCAGTGGTGGCTGCCCCATCCCGCAGCAGGCCATCAATGCTCCGAAGCAGTTCCACTGCCGTCCCCAGGTCTTGCATCTGGGGGTCATTTTTGGGTGCGATTGCTCGTGCCCCTGGGTTTGGCATGCTCAACTGCGGTGCGAGCGGCGCGGGTAGCCTGGCCTGGGCAATGTTGGGGGGCAGCATTGAGGCGGAGGTCGTTGCGGATGAGAGCTGGTTGATGCGGTCCCTCATCTCACGGGTGAAACCGCCTTCCTCACCGAGTTGCCGAATCGTGCCAATCTGCGAAGTGTTCAGGTTGTTGACTGCAGCTTGCTGAGATGCGGCCTGAGCTGAACGCTGAATAGCCTGGGTTTGGTCCAGAGTAGAGCGCGATCGCTGGGTATCCTGGGTCAGGCTTTGCTGGATGGACAATTGAGCCTGGAGGTTATCCAGCTCTGCTTGAGTAGCGCCGGTGCGTCGAGCTTGGGAGATTTCAAGCTCAAGCTCCAATTCCCGCTGGCGACTCAGCCGGATCTCCCGCTCCAGTTCCAGCCGTGCCTGCTGCTGGGAGAGGGCGAGCTGCTGGGCCTCGATCGCCTGTTGCTGGATGAGCTGTTGCTGCTGTTGGCCTAACAGGTCTAGCCGGAGTTGGGCAGCTCGGGCTGTATCACCACTAGCCTCTGCCTGAGCAATTTGGGCTTCAGTTCCCGAGTTTTGGAGTTCTGCCAGAGCTGATACCAGACCGGCCTGGGCACTGAGCAAATTGTTCTGCTGTTCGACGGCTTGGGTCTTACGGTCGAATGCAGCCTGCTCCAACCGGGCACGAGTATCAGCGACCAGTTTGGCCTGCTTCAGTTCCTCCTCAGCCTGCTGTTTGGCCGTCTCAGCCGCGCGCTCCCGTGCATCAATCTCCGATTCAATCCGGCTTAGGGTGGCATTCTCAATCTCACCCTGGAGCTGGGCCTCACGCTCGGCAAATTCTTCAGCTGAGCGAATGCCCTGGTTGCGAAGCTCCTGAACCTGCTGCAATTCAGCCGTCTTCAGGGCCAAAATCTCATCACTGGCCTGCTGCTCCGATTTCACTAGAGCGTCATCGGCTTGATCCTCGGACAACCCCCCGGCTAGTTGCTGCTCACGGATGGCGATCGCCCGTTCATTCTTGCCCTTCTCAATGGTCCGTTGCTCGGCCTTAGAAATTTCCTCAAGGTCTTCCAGTCTGCGCTTCTTCTGTTCTTCCTGGGCTTGAATCTGCTCCTCAAGCGCCTGGACGTTGAGCTGCCCAATTTCGGTCACCAGGTCGCGCTCGCGCTCAGCCGCCTCTTCAGCACTGATAGTCCCAGCCTGGCGCAACTGCTGGATGCTGGTCAGTTCTTGCCGTTTTGCCGCGATGGTTTCATTAATGCTGTCGGCTTGGATTTTGGCGATCGCTTCCGATGCCTCCTCCTCCGACAGTTGCCCCGCTAGTTGTCGTTGACGGATGGCGGCGGCTCGTGCGCTCTGGGATTGCGTAATGCGAGCATCCGCATCCGCATTGGCCTTCTCAATTTTCTCCAGGGCTACTCGCTCAACCCGCTCCCGTTCGTCTGCTAACTCCTGTTGAACTTCCAGACGGTCATCAGCGATCGTGCCCTCGACCTGTAGGATCTCTTTTTCGAGCTCCGCGATCTCGCCTGGGTCGGAGGTTCCTTCCTTCGCCTCCTTCAGTTTTTGGAGTTTTTGTTCATTCAGTCCGATCCGCCGGTCAAGGATCTCCTGTTCCTGATCGGCGATAGATTGCTCGATTTCGACCTCGCTTTTCCCAGAGGCCCGGAGAACAGCCTCGCGTTGCTTCGCCTCGACTTCGAGCGCCGCGAGCTGTTTATCCTCCTCGGCGGTCGGCGAGCTCATATCGTCGGGGTTGATGTCGGCCTCCAGGCCGCCTTCCTCTGATTGAGTGTCGAAACCCTCGCGACCGCCGCCGCTCCCGCTAAATGCCTGCCGTTGCCTAAATGCCTTCTGAGCTTCGTCGACGCTCGGCGCGAGGTCGTCAGCGGCTCGCTTACTTTCAATAAACGTGCCAATTAAAGGGATCCGCTCGATAATCGCCCCGAGCCCTCCGAACTTATCGACTAAGGCGGCGATCGCATCGCCGACGGCGTTAACGGCTTGATAGAGCGTCCCGAATAGCTCGATCGTCGGACTAATGAAGGGGTCGAGGATAGCAAAGCTAATCTGAACAGTTGCAGAGAGGCCCTTGATCGTATTGCTCAGCGCCTCAAGAAAGGAGATGAGCGATTGAATGGTTTCGCCCGGCGATTCGCCCTGAGCGAAGGCCGAAATCGTGTCGACCACCGATGCCCCGACTTCGTCGATTATGTCGATGAGTCGGAGACAGTTTTCGGTAATGTTGGCGATGAGCTTCGGATCGTCTTTCAGGGCGTTGCCGAACCGGGTCGCGGCGTCGGTGAGATCATCGAAGGAGCCGCGATCGACCAGCTGCTGGCCAACCTGGTTCGCGATGTTGAGAATCCCTGAGAGAAACGGCTCTAAGGCCGCCCCCACGTCGTTAATCAGGGTTTCGATGGAGCCCTTAAAGTTTTCGCCGAGGCGGGTTAGCGTGCCATTTAGAAGGGCGGCCCGGCGCTCGACGGCTCCACTGGCATTGGCTCGGGCTCCGTTGAGAGTGTCGATGAATTTGGTGCCTACCTTATCCATCATTTCGAGGAACCCGCTCGCCCCTTCGCGACCGAAAACTAGGGTCGCGAAGCGCAGCTGCTCCTGTTGTGACTTGCCCTGGAGGGCCGCCGCAAAATCCGTATAGACCTGGGCGAGGCCTTTAAATTTGCCCTGAGCGTCGAAAGCCTCGACGCCGATTTTTCTCAGCTCGACCGCCGCCTTATCGGTCGGCCCGGATAGGGCGAGTAATGAGGTTTTGATCGAGGTCGCAGCGACGCGATCGCTGAAACCGGAGGCACGTAGGGTCGCGAAGGCGGAGGCGAGTTCCTCAAAACCAATGCCCGCTTTCTTCGCGGAAGGCCCGGCCTGAGCGAGTAATTTTTCGAATTCCCTCGGGCCTCCCGTCGAGCCGATCGCCGTCGTATCAATGAAGTATTGAATTTTGTCGGCGGCGGTTTCGGCGGTTTCGCCGAAGTCCTCGAAAATTGAAACGGTCTGAGTAACCACTCGCCCGACCACCTTAACGTCGCCGCCGAGGGAGTCAGCTAACAAGGTGATCGGCCTGAGCTCCTCCTCGGCTTGCTTCGCGGAGCGACCCATCGAAACCAGCATAGAAGCCGTTTCGGCGAGCTCAGGCGGCGCTTTCGTCGAGGTCTTCGCAATCTCGCGGATCTCCGCCTCCAGGCTATCGAGCGAATCAACCGGGACTTGTGCCTTACTTGCGAAGTCGGTTAAGGCGAATTGATAGTCGGCAAAAGTCCCGACTGAGGTGGCGATCGCCCCCTCAATTCCACTCACAGCACCCTGTAGTGCATTGACAGCGGCCTGGGTACCCGCCTGCGCAATCCCCTGAGCTACGCCGGTGACTATGCCATTGAGACCACTCAATGTGTTTTTGGCCTGCCCTGCGACGGTCTCCAATTTGTGGAATTGGTCCGCAGTGAGGCCCAGCTCTGAGCGAAGGGTAGTGAAAGCCTGAGCCGATGTTGCACCCGATCCTTTGAGCTGCTGGAGCTGAGTGATGGCAACACGGGCTTCTCTTGCCGTTAGGCCGAGGCCTTGAGATAGCTGGAGGGCTTGTGAGTAGGTGCCCCCAAAGGATCGGGCGAGCTTCGTCACTTCGGCGGAAGCATTGCCACTGGAGGTGGCGATCGCAGCCTGTTTTGCCGATAGCCCATTGGCCGCCTGACTCAAAGTGCTAATCTGTTTGGCATTAAGGCCAAACTCACGGGACAGAGCCGTATATTTCTCGGCGGTTGTTGCTCCAGCGGCGGCTAAAGCTTGCATTCGTGCCAGCGCCTCTTTAGCTGCACTGCCAGTAATGTTGAGAGAATCGGCGAAGGCTTTAGCACTGCCGATGTTCCCCCCTAAAGTTTTGGAGAGATCGACCAGCGCTTTACTTTCAATCTTGGGAGCGATCGCCACAGGAACGGTGGCAGCTTTGTAGTCAACCTTCACCTGGCGGCGATCGATCTCCTGAACGGGTTTAGAGGCCTTAGCTGCCTGCCTTAGCCTGATTTGCTCTAGGGCATATTCGCCCTTAATCCGTGCCTCTTGTAGGCGTGCTTCGGCCTGCTGTAGCTTGGCGTTGGTTCTTAACTCCTCCTGAGCGGTTCTTTCCTTCGCCGTCGAAATCGTGGCTGTAGCCTTAATCTCAGCGGTAGCACGCTGTTCAGCCGCTTTGCCCAGTGTAGTTTGGGACTTAATCTGCTCCTGAGCCGTGCGTTGATTAGCCTTCTCAACCTCACTACTTGCCTTAACCTCAGCAGTGGCACGTTGCTCAGCCGCTTTGCCCAGTGTGGTTTGAGACTTAATCTGCTCCTGAGCTGTGCGTTGATTGGCCTTTTCGACCTCACTACTTGCCTTAATTTCGGCGGTGGCACGCTGCTCAGCCGCTTTGCCCAATGTGGTCTGGGATTTGATTTGCTCCTGGGCAGTACGCTGATTAGCTTTTTCGATTTCACTGCTTGCCTTAATCTCAGCAGTGGCACGCTGCTCAGCCGCTTTGCCCAATGTGGTCTGGGATTTGATTTGCTCCTGGGCAGTACGCTGATTAGCTTTTTCGATTTCACTGCTTGCCTTAATCTCAGCAGTGGCACGCTGCTCAGCCGCTTTGCCCAGTGTCGTTTGAGACTTAATCTGTTCCTGGGCCGTGCGCTGATTGGCCTTCTCAATCTCACTACTTGCCTTAATCTCGGCGGTAGCACGTTGCTCAGCCGCTTTGCCCAGTGTCGTTTGAGACTTAATCTGCTCCTGAGCTGTGCGTTGATTAGCCTTTTCGACCTCACTACTCGCCTTAATCTCAGCGGTGGCACGTTGCTCAGCCGCTTTGCCCAGAGTGGTTTGAGACTTAATCTGCTCCTGGGCTGTGCGCTGATTGGCCTTTTCGACCTCACTACTCGCCTTAATCTCAGCGGTGGCGCGTTGCTCAGCGGCCTTACCTAATGTGGTCTGGGATTTAATCTGCTCCTGAGCAGTACGTTGATTGGCCCTCTCAATCTCACTACTCGCTTTGACTTCGGCGGTAGCACGTTGCTCAGCAGCTTTGCCTAGCGTGGTTTGGGATTTGATTTGCTCCTGGGCCGTGCGCTGATTGGCCTTCTCAATCTCACTACTTGCCTTAATCTCGGCGGTAGCACGCTGCTCAGCCGCTTTGCCCAGTGTGGTTTGGGATTTGATTTGCTCCTGAGCTGTGCGTTGATTGGCCTTCTCAATCTCACTACTTGCCTTAATCTCGGCAGTGGCGCGTTGCTCAGCCGCTTTGCCCAGTGTCGTTTGAGACTTAATCTGCTCCTGAGCTGTGCGTTGATTAGCCTTTTCGACCTCACTACTCGCCTTAATCTCAGCGGTGGCGCGTTGCTCAGCCGCTTTGCCCAGAGTGGTTTGAGACTTAATCTGCTCCTGGGCTGTGCGCTGATTGGCCTTTTCGACCTCACTACTCGCCTTAATCTCAGCGGTGGCGCGTTGCTCAGCCGCTTTGCCCAGAGTGGTTTGAGACTTAATCTGCTCCTGAGCTGTGCGTTGATTAGCCTTTTCGACCTCACTACTCGCCTTAATCTCAGCGGTGGCGCGTTGCTCAGCCGCTTTGCCCAGTGTCGTTTGAGACTTAATCTGCTCCTGAGCTGTGCGTTGATTGGCCTTTTCGACCTCACTACTTGCCTTAATCTCAGCAGTGGCGCGTTGCTCAGCAGCTTTGCCCAATGTGGTTTGGGATTTAATCTGTTCCTGGGCCGTGCGCTGATTGGCTTTCTCAACATCAGCCCCAGCTCTTGTTTGAGCGATCGCCTGCTGGCTGTTCAGCTTAGCGGCGGTGTCTTGAGATTTGCGATCGTTGCTGGCGGTTTTGGTGGCCTGCTGAGCGGCGGCATTTTCCTGAGCCGCCTTCTTCTGAGCAGCGGCCTGGTCAGCGGCGGATTGGGCAGCAGCCTGCTCCCGGTCTTGCAGTCCTTTGTAGGCGTTGCTGAGGCCCCGTACCTGATTCTCGCTGAGCCCAAATTCAGCATTGAGAGCCTTGAATGTATCGGTGGAACTGGCCCCAACGCTCTTTAATTCTTTCAGCCTATTAAATGCGGAATTAGCTGCTGTTCCTGTGAGTTGGAGGCTTTCAGTAAATTTCTGAACCGCCGAAAAACTAACGTTCAGCGTTTTTGCAAGCGCGATGAGGCTGCGGTTTTCGACCTCGGGTTTGACATCTACCTTGACATCCTTAACCTGTTTGCGAATCTCGCCCTCAAGTTTCTTCGACTCTTGGTTGAGTTTCGCAAAGTCATAGCCAACCTTTAGCTCGACTTCGTTGTTACCATTGCCGCTCATACAAACCCCAGTAGGTCACCCACAGTGGGCGCTTCGGGGTGATGGTTCCAGGGCTAGGCAGCAGCTCTCTTCAGCACTTCAGGCTCAATCATGTTCGCGGCCCACTGTGGGCACTGATTGGTATCAATCAACTCTTGGAGAATCCGAGCCGCATCGGTGGGAAGCTTGGCCACCTCGGCCTGAATCCGGAGCTCCCGCCCATATGGCTCAAGGTCACCAACCTCAATCTTTTTGACGCCCTGGGCCTTGAGCAAATATGTAAAACCGAGGGCCAGGGGTAGGGCACTCAAAGAAGCCCTCTGCAACTCGACACGGCCCAGTGTGGCGATCGCCGCCTCGATTTGGTTCAGGGGTACTGTCTGAAATTTCTGGGGGGTCCATCGGGGGTCACCCGGCATTGCGGTCGCCAGCCGCACATACACTTCATTCCAATCGACCCCATCAACTGGCTCGTCAGAGCTGCCCTTGCGGGGCTCAGTGACAATCGTAGGGTCGGCCCATCGCCGGCGCTCGCTTAGCAGAAAGTCTGCGATCGCCTCAATGGTTTCTGGTGCCAAATCTTCAACCTCGGCCCATGAGTAATTTGCTCTGACTCGGGAGACCAGCAGTATGGAGGCAAGGATCTTGTTCAGCAGGGGAGCGAAGGCGATCGCTGCTACTGGGTCGGCTAGGTCCTCCCGCAGCTCCTCAAGGCGACCTTCGACAGCCAGATGCTCCCATAAGGTAAGGCTCCCAAATTTCGACACGGGGCCGACGTCTGGGAGCTCAATGAATTCCTGATACGGATTGTTAAACAGGAACATCAACCCGCCTCACTTTGGTTCCGTAATGTCTTCCGGGCTTATGGTCCGCTGTGAGCTCAATTGTCATCGTCGCGCCCACAACCCCTTCAATACAAACCTTGTGCCGCCCTGGTCGTGTCTTTTCCCGCACCAAGAGGATGGCGATCTCCAAGCGATCGCCATCCTCTTGAATCCCACAGCCCGTAACTGTCCGTGAGCTAAAAAAACGCATTAGACAGGCGTAGCGTCTGCGAATACGGGAGGAGCAGCGAAACCAAGGGTTACGTCGGCACTGATCAGACCATCAGCGGGAGCATTCTTGGGTAAGCCGGTTACGCTACAAACCCCTTTCACGATGTCACCCGTGCTGTAGGCCAGCGGATCCTGGTTGGGGTACTCAACAATCACATAAACAAACTGCTGATTCGCTTGCGCGAACTCAAGCATTTTGTAGGCTGCGTCATTGGCGTTGTAGTAGCCAGGGAGGTTTAGACCAGTGGCGATCGACACACCAACCCGCTGCTCAAATGCGGACTTCAGAGTAACGTAGGTCACCTCGTTCGATGAACGGTCGAGGTCCACACCTGTACGGATTTGCAGCTCGGGGGGCCATGCTGCAATGGAGCCAGAGGCGATATCACGGGGGATGATGTCGACGGCGATCGCTACATCAGCCGCTTCTGCTGCTTCGACGACCTTGGTTGCGACGACCTGACCATTTTCCGCTTCCCATGCCAGGTAGGCATTCTCGGGGATGGATACGCCGGTAGCAAGTGCGGGGGTCGTGATGGAAGCGGGGGTCGTCGTATCTTTTGCAGCCAATGCAGCCAGCGTGATGCTCGTCTCGACAGGCTCGGCGGTACTGCCCTTGGGGAGTAGCGCGACTTTGATAGTGGTACCTGTACCGAGTACAGGAGTATAGTTGCCAGCCATTCGGGAATTCCCTCAAAAAACTGTCGGGAGGGTTCCAGATGGCTACTGAGCCCAGTGAGATGTCAAAGAGATGACAAAGTTCATACTGCCAATACGGTCTAGGCGTGCGCTCGCGCGGCTACCTCGTGGTGGGTCCACTTTCAGATTTAGGTAGCCTTTCTGGAGGGCCATCATGGCTCGCTGGGTCGGTTCAAAGAGGGGCTGACCTGGTGTGTGCTGTGCAAGGACAATCACAGCTCGCTCGGTGCCTAATCCCTTATTTCCCAGCAGTTGAGTGAAAGGAATCTCCAGGTCGACCACGATGGTTACCTGCAAGCCAGTAATAGATTCCCAATCATTCACCAGGTCTTCGGTGCCATCATCCAACTGCATAGCGGGGATGGTTGCCCCGCCATGCGTAGTGAAGTAGCCTAACTCCCCACCCAAAGCATCAGTGAGAATCGATCGCACACGTTCATAGTCGAGAGCCATAGGGCAGTCCTGCAATTTGCCCCGATGGTTCCAATGGCACTAGCGCAGATACTTCTTCAACCGCTCCTCAAAATATTGCGACGGCTTAGTGACGAAGACAGCCGCTGCCATCCAGGGCCGACCTTGGACAAAGTTACCAGCGGAGGTGACGTGCCCGTTGTAAACATGGCTAGCGTAGATACCTTTGCCCTGGTCCGCATCGTTCACAAGCCTGTACTCTGTCTCGCTTACCTTCTCGACCCGCTGCGCTTTCTCCAGCGTCTCCGTGTCGATGATGTCCTGGTCGCTCGACTCGAAGTAACCAGGGGTGGCAATGATCCTCAGCGATTCCTTATTCAGTTCCTTCGCCAGGTCACGCAGCGCTTTCTTTGCAGCATCGGCGATCGGGCGCTGGTCAATTTTGATTTCGATCCTGCTACTGTTGCTCATACCCAATACCTACCTCGGTAACTGTGCAGGGATGGTACCGGGCAGGGCTCTGGAACTCCATAGCCCTCAATAGAAAAGCCCCCGGTAACGAGGGCTCGAATGCTAGTTTCGAAGATCTTCTTGTTGGATTGTAGCGATCGCCTACGAAGTACGCTCTGTGCCCTGGATCTGGAAAGTTGCACCCTTCAGCCAGTAGCCCTGGAACTCGCGAACAATATCGACCCCTACCCCAACCAGGTAGGGGTTTCGCGCTTTCTTGTCCCAGTAGAACCGGCCCACTTCCCCATCAAAGGTGGCAAGGCATGGGGTGTTCCAATCGATTAGGGTATCCAGCAGAGTGGTATCTCCCTTTGTCACTGGAAGGGGGGCAATAATTCGCCCTTTGATGAACACGGCCCGAGAGTCAACACCCATCTGCTCAGGGGTACGGGTGGCGATTCTTGCAACTGAATCAGCTGAAACCTGCTTCATCACAGCCCTCACCCGTACCCACTGCTTCACGGGTACGGTGTTGTTTTTGCTGTCGACGGTTACACCAGAGCCTTGCGCCTGAAACTGACCACTGAAGTTTTCAAACCTGGTGAAGGGCGATCGCTGTGCCATGGTTTAAACCTCCAGGTATCCTTCAGGGCTGAATCGAAACGGGATGTTGGCCTCGGTGGCGATCGCATTCCAGGACCCGACCTCAAAGACAGTGGGAGCAGTGCTGCTCGGGATTAGCGAAACGATTAAGCCCCATAGGAGTTGAAGTGCCGGAACGTTAGGTGCGTCAGGCTCATTCTTATTAATTTCTGAGGCTAGGGATGCCTGATCAATCGGTTCGCCGTAAGAGACAACCCGACGAAACCCAGGATCACCAAGCATCCCCAAGCGGAATACTGCCCAGCTAGGAGCTGGAGGTGGGATAGGAATCTGGGGCAACTCATCCCCTGCTTCGTAATAGCGGTAGACCCCAGCGGGTACGTCGATCGCCGTCCATTGGGTACCAGGTGGAGACTCAGGAGGGGCGATCGAACCATCATCTAGATAGGCCAGAGGGGCAGTGATCATGGGGTATCCCTCCAGACGGTGATTACAAGGTTGTGGAGCGTAGTGGTGAGATTCTGGCTTCTAAAAACCACCTGAATCTTCTGGGTTGAAGCTCGGTTGATTGCGCCCGTTGTGGGTGCTGTAGCATTTGAACCAAGGTTTGTATCCCCCAGAACTGCTAACCAAAAATCGGCATCACGGACCTTTATATAACGTTGAACCCCGACCGTATTGATCGTGGCGTTGAATAACGTGTAGAGATCCAGGGATGTCACACCGTCGCGAATCCACCGAAGCCAGAGGCCGCCCGAAGCAGACATTGTGCCCCCGCCCTGGGCATACATCGCGATGTGAACGGTGTCGCCACTTTGGAGAGCGGGAAGGGTAAAATCAACCACTGTCACGTCATTGGCACCACTAGCTACGGCTTGCAAGTTGCCAAACTCCCGATGGGCAATGATACTTCTGGCTCCATACACCCCGAGGTTGGAGCAGGCTGTAGCAGGGCTGGCCACGTCGCTCAGGTTGTTCGATCGCAGCAGTGCCCCGGATTGGGAAACAACCCCACCACTGAAATTCCCAAACTGGTTGGTTCGCACAAACCTGGCAGTGGTCAGGTCAGTTGTCCCGGCAGTGGCAGCGATCGCTCCCACCACAAAGCCGCTCGTCTCGAAGGAAGCTGGTGCCAGAGCAAACGGGTCTATCGAGCCGAGTGCCACAACCGCTTCATCAAGGTTGTTGTAATACTGGTCGCCGTAGACGATGCGCGTGTTTCCGCCAGGGAACCGGAAGATGAAATGCAGGCCGACTCTGGAAGTCGAGCCAGGGATTGCAGCGACCGCTCCATTGGGAGCGTAGTTCCCCACCTGAATATCAGACAGGTCGGGAGCGAGTGGACCTGCTGGGATGGCATAGCGAAACCTGCCAGTTCCCGCAGAGTCGAAGGCGTCAAAGGTTACAACGTTCGGATCGAGATAGCTAAACGGGTAGTTTGAGCCGAACTTGAACAGCCCTCCCCCTGTCATTGCCAGCTTCAATGCCCCGCCACCCTTGGATGGAGTGAGGTCGCTTCGACCTGCTCGCAGCGTCCCCAGTGCCTCACCCAGATCTCGGGTTGCCAAGCTTGCCTGCTGCACCGGCGAAGCTTCCGACTCAAGCGCCGAGATAACTCCATTGGTGAATGAGGTTCTGAATAGGTAGAGGCGCGATCGCCGTTCCGAGCGAGTGGGTTTGGTGGTCTGCTGCTTGATGGTATCGGACGCATCATCCACATACCACCAGGTCTGACTGGTCGTTGTGTTGGCGATCGCCAAACCTGTCTTCGCGGTCCACGAAACCGCTGTATAGGTCGGATTGCTGGCATCTGCGTTGTTGAGGAGTTGCCCTGCCCCGGCTGTTATCGATACCGTCGTACCGACACCGATTCCACCTACAACAGAAGAAATTCCCCCATACCGTATGCCACTGCTGCGGGCATTCAGCAGTGCTGTGTCTACTGCTTCAGCCCAGGCCTGGAGGCTGGCTACAGGCACAACCTTCATGCTCGTGGTTACCAACCGAATTGCTGATGCGGCTAGGCCCTCAGCAAGGGATTCCAGCGCTGCCTTGATATTGGCAGCGCTGGGAATCAGGCTATTGATGTTGCTCGATCCAAATCTCATCAGCCCACCACCGTCACTCTCCAGGTACCCGTCAGAGCCCCGAAGCTACTGAAGTCGCAAGTGAGGGCGGTTGTGCTGGTATAGGTGATTTCGTCGGGCTCACCGATCGCCTTCCCAGAGTTGTCAATGATCCGCACATCGGGGCATTGGTTGCCCAGGTTATGGGTCACCGTCAAAACCCCAGCGACCAACGTTGCATTGGTAAAGGTGGTTTGGAAGACGCGAGCGATCGCCACCTCAGCTCCAGCAAGGCCAGCCATCCAGCGGTCGTTGCTCTCATCCCATAGCAACGTTGCATCAGTGCTGTTGCCGCGCTCTACCTGGATACCAGCGTTTTCTGAAGGGGTGCCAGTGACATCGGAGTTGAGGACGATGGTATTGTCGGCGATCGCCATCGTTTCACTGTTGATGGTGGTTGTGGTACCACGAACAATCAGGTTCTCAACTTCGAGGCTGGCATAGCCGCTGTCTGCCAGGTTGCGGAGCAGCAAAGTGCCAGCGCTGTTCTTCAGCCGAACCCCAGTGCCAGTGCTGTCGATAGAAAAACTGGCCTGAGTGGTGCCGGTGTCAGTATTTTGGGTATGCAGTCGGGAGTCATTACCCACGGTGAATGAGGTGCCGGAGGTGCCAGCCAGGAAAGAGACATCGGTCCAGGCGATCGCCCGGAAGCCTGGAGTTGCAGCTCCCCCACTGGTAGGCCCTGCAAAAAATGTATTGGCGTTCTGGTTATCAAGGGTGAGGGTGAGGGTGCCAGCGGTGGTTACCGGGTTTCCACCCACGGCAAGGAAGCTAGGTGCAGTTAGATCAACGCTGGTGACGCTACCGCCTCCACCAGCCGCCTGAAACTGCATCTTCCCAGCACTGGTCACCACCATCATCTGGGTTGAGGCTGGCAGGGCATCAGGCAGCTCTAGATAGTAACTGCTAGCCGGATCAACCGATTGAGGCCCACGGATGCCAACATAGGTGGCAGAGGCGGCGCTACGAAAGAAGCGCACCCCCAGGTTTAAAAACTTGCGAAGTCCGGTAAACATATATCAGGCAACCAACGACACGCGCCACGTGCCGGATATGGGGACAAAAGATTCGAGATTGATGGCGATCGCGTTCAGGGAGATGACATCCACCCCATCGGGAGCAACAGACTCACCAACCGGGTTCCACACCACCACACCCGATGGACGCCGGTTCAGGTCATGCACCACCGGTAACAACCCCGCCACTGTCAGATTTGTGCTGGTGAAGGTTGTCTCGAAGGCAATGCCAGCGTCACCACTGACCGGGTTTTGGGCGATGTAGGTGGCGATCGCCGCATCCACAATTGCAGTGCTGAAACCAGCAACACCTTCGACCGTGACCTGGCCATTGACCTGAACTGTGAGCCGTACCTGGGGAGCGAAGCTGCCATCGGTGGAACCGGAGCCAATGAGAGCGGATGGATCACTGATGACATCTGTGGCACTCATCCGGCCCCGCAGGATTCGAACGGGTTCCTGGTCGGGGAGCCGTGCCAGGATGTCGTAGTTGCAATTGCCGGGGGCAAGTGGCAGAGCTGCGGTGATGGAGCGTGCCAGGGTGCAGTTGATTTGGGTGGTGTCGGTTCCGTCGTCATAGCTGGGAGCTTCAAACGACCATGACCCGAGTGGTGCACCGCTGCTCGCCTCAATGCCTCCCAGAAATGCAGCAGCGCTCCAGTCGCCTGGATAACTCAAGGCAACTCGGAACGCTAACCCCTGCTCGGGTGCATATTCTCCTGAGAAATTGAAGATGGAAGCCATGGGGCGATCGCTGCTAACTCATGCCCCAAGGGTTCCAGGGTCTAGAATTAGGCCACTACAGGCCCAACGGCTGGGGAAACGGGGAACTCGTCATAGCCGCGCCCATCCACAAAATAAGGCGCGTATCGGATGAGTTTTCCAACCTTAGATGCGGGAATCAGATAGGTGTAGGCTGTAGCGCCAGCAATGGCAACCCAGCCCGCGTTATCGTCGTACTCCTCAAACTGCCCAGCGACCGGCCCGCCGATGCCGTTGTAGCTATCCCCAGCAGAGCCCTGCAAAATTTGCCCAACCTTTGCCTGGCCTGAGATACCCGCCGCTCCCAGAACGTTTACATAATTCGTTGGGGGGCTGTATATCTCCCTAAACACGCCCTGGCCATCGAGATACAGGCCATAGGCGCGGATCAGGCGATCGCCCTGGGCAATGGTAGGAGCAAAAACTTGGCCCGTTGAATTAGCGATCGTTTGCCAGCCGATATCTGCTGAATCTGAAACTTGCCAGCGCCAGAGGATGCTGCCCTGAATTCCGCCAGTGTCAACGGCTGAGGCGCTCAGCGCCTGCCCCACCTGGGCGATACCATCAACTGAGGCCGCCCTAGTGCTTGCCCCAGCGGCAACGATAGGCCCAGCAGGGGCACTCGTTACGGTCGCAACATACCCAGCCAGATCGGTATAGGATGCGATCGCCCGGAAGTACACGCCGCTGTAGCCTGGCTGTACTGTGATGGTATTTGCGGTCAAACCGAGGGCAAGCCATGATCCAGGGGCAAAGCTTGAATCATAGGTATATTGCCAGGTGTAAGACTCTGATCCGCCTTCAATGTTGTTGCCGTCGATAATCACGGCGGATAGATCCTGATACTCTGCCAGCGTCCCCTGGATAACCAATGAGCCAGGCTGATCTGGCACGATGATCGCGGCGGATGCTGGGCTCAACACTGTTGAGGTATTGCCCAGGTTATCGGTGTAGGTTGCCCCAAACCTGATCCGCTGGCCGTTCAAGAAATTATCATCCAGCAGATACTGGGCCGCCGTTTCCCCTGCAATGGTTAGCCAGCTTACCCCATCTAACGAGCGTTGCCAGTATCGGGATTGAACAGAGGCAACGCCATTAGGATCGCTAACAACTCCCTCAACCGTGTTCCCATAGCTAACAGCGCCCTGGATGGATGCGGATCCTGGCTGATCAGCAGGGGCGATCGCCCCAGTTGTTGCAAACACCGTTTTGAATCCAGGCGATTGATCCAGGTATCCAGCAACTAGCCTGTATTGATAGCCTGAGGCATCTGAGGGCAACAACAATAAGGATGATGGGCCAGAGGAAACCGCAACCCAGGCCAGGCCATCTAAAGACCTTTGCCAGTCGAAAAAGGCAGTATCAACAGGGCCATCTGTATTGCTCAGAGTAGCGCTGAGATATTCACCTACCCGCCGCTGGCCGTTGATCGTCAGTATGCCGCCGCCGATGGTTGGGCTGGCAACACCGCCCAGCTTTGAATACAGGCTTTCCTGTCGCCCTAAATTATCGGTATAGGTTACAACAACAAAGATGGATTTATCGACATCTGCGCTAGTTGCCGTGTAGCTCTGGCCCGTTGCTCCGGAGATGGGCTGAGATGCCCCCAGGCTGAAATCAAAGCGCCACCATTGAAACGTGATCGGGCCGCCTATCCCGTTGGGCGTTGTAACGATCGCTTCAACGACATCACCGGGGAAGATGGGATATTCAACGCTTAAATTAACCTCCCCATAGGGAATCAATACCGGATCGCTAGTGGCTGTCTCATTCGCTCCCAGGCCATCCACATAAAAGGCCGTTACACGGAACCTAGAGCCGCGATCGCTAAAGCTTGGATAATACTCATTACCAAACCCATCAGCGGCCAGCCAGGGGCCGTTATTGGTTGAGACTTCCCAAACCCAATTAATCGGCCCAGGAATGCCGTTGATGTCAGTTGCGCTGGCGGTGAGTGTTGAACCGACGCGATAGTTACCTGAAATAGTCACAGAGCCTGGGGAGTTAGGCGGGATAACAGGCCCAAACACCTCAGATGTGAAAAGCTCAGAGGTGCCGATATTATCCACAAAAGAGCCCTGGAAACGGATATATTTTCCGGCCAGTGATGGCTCAACATTCAGGGCGAAACCGTATCCAGCGATCGCCGTCCATGGGCCTGCTGGGAAGCTTGCAAACTGCCACCCATAAACAGGGGTATCAGAGAAAGACCAGCCGTCAGCATCAATTGGAATGGATGCATATAGCTGATCGCCTACCGTTACGGTTGTAATATTGCCGCCGCCGCCATCGGTAATGTTGATGGATCCAGGGGTGTTATTAACGGTGCCAGTAGGCTCAGATGTAATGGTGTCCTCGTATCCCTGCCCATCAACATAGGTTGCTGTGAGCCGATATCGATAGCCTAAATCTGATGTCGATAGGGTATACCTGGGCGGCTGATTCAACGTAGAACTGGATACAAATTGCCAGATCTCACCTGTAAGCGATCGCTCCCAGATGGCTGTTTTGTAGCGGTTGATTCCGTTGATATCAAATAGAAAACCGTCTAGGAAATTGGCGGTTTTTACAACAACGACAAAACCCAGGAAATTAATATTTCGAACATAGTCCTCTGTTTCTATGGTCAACGTTCCAGGGTTGCCCTCACTATCCAGATACTGAATAGTGAGCCGCATGTTATAGCCCATATCGGCGGCATCAAGAACAATAGAGGCCGTTGAGTAGGCGACCTCTGAATAATCCTCATAGAACCGCTCCCAGAGGTAGGAAACAATTGACGCAACGCCCGCAACGATAACGGTCAACGTTTCCCCAACCACTAGCGATCCGCTGATACTGGCAGAGGGCGGAACCTCAGGCCCAACGCCCCCCAGCGCTCGTCGCGTCGATAATCCCAGCCCTAAACCTAATCCAGGCATAGTTTTGACCTACCGAGAGAACACTAGAAGGCCACCGGAAGCCAGGGTGATGCTGGTCACGATCGCCCCATAGAAGGGAAAGGACTGGCCAGGTGCCAGTGATAAGTTGAGTGTTCGCACCCCTTCACCCTGAATCGTCACGCTGGTAATCACACAGCCATTGCCATCAGCCATCAGCGCAAACCATGCGCCATTGTTGTAGGTGCCAGCACCGTTGAGGTACTGAGGGAAGCCACGGCCCCCCAGGTCGAAATCGAAATTGTGATTGCTGCTTGGGATGTTGCTCAAGGGGTTACCTCAGATTGGATACGCGATTCGAACCGCCCATCATGCGGCGGATCTCGGCCTGCTCAGATGGCAGGAATAAAGCTTTGAGAATCTTGTCGGCGTAGTAGACTTGCTCGTTTTGGAAGCCCTTCACCTGGCCACCCGGCTCCCACTCCACAACATCTGCACGGGTCATGAAGGCATCGCCAGCAGCCGCGTTGCGGTTCTCTTCGGCTTCCTGGTACTTAACGACATACTCCTCAATGCGAGCGATCGCCGGTTCCCCGCCGTAGTTAGCAACCCGATCCAACGCTCCCTGGGTGAACTCCACCCAGATAGGAGCAACTACCGGTAAGCTGAGGGCATCCATCACAGCATCAAGAGTGGTGGGGGCGAATGGCATTACTCGGGAGCCTCCCAAGCAGCGATCTCAGTCCAGTTAGCACTTTGCAGGTCGGTCATGGCTGCGACCTGCTCTAGTGCCACAAATCCGTTCTCAGGCCGGACATCAAAAATCTTTTGAGCTCCCTTCGCACCAATGGTGGGGAGCTTTTCAATTGCTTTGGCGCTGGCAGCTCCATTTATGAGGGCCAGGGCAGCGGGGAGGGGCGTGGTGGGCATCTCATCCTCCGGCTGCTCGCCTGTAACTCCGGCGTCAGATTCCTGCACTGGCTGTTCTTCCTGAGGCTTGCGGAGGTACTCTGCTGCCTCCTGATACCCAACTTCCTCCACGGGTTTGTTCATCCGCTCGGCTGCAATGCGCCGTGCTCGCATAAATCCTGAAGCGCCCATAGTTCCTCTCGCTCAACGTCTCGCGGCGAGGGTTCCCCCCATAGAAAAAGCGATCGCCCCCATCACAGGGCGATCGCTCAACTAACGAAACACCAAGGCTTTAGCCGTTCGTGCGAAGCAGGATGAGTCGGGTATTTTTCTTGGTGTAAACCCGAGACCAGTTGGTCCCAACTGCCAGTTCACCGTTGCTGGGGGAGGTGCCAGCAGGGGTTCCCTGCCAACGCACACCAACGGGGTGGAGAACGAAGCGACGGCGGTTCACCAAGTAGTCATCACCTTGCAAGCTGTCACGGTCAGTCTCAACCGCATCCATCGGATCTAAGGTCGCTTCACCATAGTTGATGGAGCCAGCGCCGAAGAGATAGGTGTCGTACTTGAAACCAGAGGTGGTGCCAGCAACCTTCGGCATTCCATCATCTACAATCACCTGACGGCCCTTGTACCGAGGCAGAGAGATACCCTGCTCAGAAGGGGCGTCGAACTGAATTACATCCTGGTCTAGCAGGCTGTAGTAGATGTCTGAGTGCATGGCGATCGCCGTGATGGCATTGGTCGCATCACCCAGCTTCTTCAGGGCATTCAGGGTAGCACCAGAGCTGATCAGGTTATCAGCAGTGGCAGCATTACCCGCTTCAATGGACAAATCCAACACTTGCTCACTCGCCATTGTGGCAGAGGCAAACACACCACGCAGGGTAGCAATCAGGGTCGCTTGCATATCACGAGCCCACCAGTCAGCCACCAGGTCAGCAATCTGCGCCATGGGGTCAGCACCGGATTTGGCCTTAGCCAGGAAGTTCGCACCCCAAGCCTTACCACGCTGATGGATGGAGCAAATATCACGAGCAGAGGTGATGTTGTTGACGGTCAGAGGCACAGTCTCAGACAGCAGTTCAGATGAGCCAGAGAGATCCTGGAAGAAAGGCATGTTTGCAGTTGAACCACCGCCAGTGGCGATCGAGTTCAACTCTTCATTGGATTCGATGATGCTGGACTGGTACAGAGCAGACAGGTCAGCAGTACGCTCAAGTACATACGGAGCAAAGATTTCTGGGACGATGACGTCCGCCAAACGGGTAGGGGCCAAAATAGTTCTCCTGTGTTGGTCGATTGGCTAACTGGGGCCATCGGCCACGCAGGCGATCGCTATCAGCGATTGCGCCGGGAGGGTTCCCGCAACAAGAAAGCGCCCCTGGTGGAGCGCTTGGTGGTTTATGGGTTGTCTATCTTCCTGAGCCCCGGTGCTTCATTTCCCGGCTGCGGCTTTCAGACGCTTAGCTTCCTCGGGATTCTCGCGGGTGATTCGGCCCTGCTCGGTGAGGTTGAAGGTTTCCTTCTTCCAAGGGTTACTCTTGGCCTTTACCCCACCGACACCCGCCGATGAACCGGAGCCAGAGACACCACTCGCTTTAAAGTGGTGCAAGTTGTCCTCTTCCATTTCGAGGGCTTTGATGCGGTCAGCAATGGACTTATAGTCGCCGCTCATCACGAGCTTGCCGTCGTCATTGCGCTCAACCTGGCCTTCGAAAAACAATGTCCAGAATTGCTGAGGGTTGCGGACTTGGTACTGTGGCTTGCTCAGCTCTGCAATACCATCCGACTTGATAAGGGCAACGCGGCTCTTTTCCTTCTCCTGAGCAGCTTCCTGCTTCTCAGTAGCTCGCTCGTCTTCCAGAGCTTTAATACGGTTCTCCCAGCGCTTGCGGTCTTCTTCATACCGCTTCTCATAGGTCGCCTTCACATCGCTGGAGCCAGATTCAAATTTGTCTTTGATCTCGATCAGCTCATCAATATCGAGGTCCTGATCGACGTACTTTTCAAACTTGGTGAATTTGTCTTTGGTTTTGCGGACGGTAGCTAGCAGCTCGTCACGCTTCGCCAGTAGTTTTGTTTTCTCGTCTTCCAAGCCAGAAACAGCGGTTTGCAAATCCCCAGTGAGGTAAGCGATCGCTTCTTCCAGCGTGTCAAAGTCGGTACAGATTTCGATTCCCATAGGGTGGGCATAGCCTTAAATCGTCAGCGGGATAGTTCCCGCCAAGGCTATGGAGTTCCAGAGTGGGGGCGATCGCCCGGCTCATCTGGCACCAAACTCCACCAATGCTGGCCACAGCTCCAGGTCTGGTCCCCTACAAATTCAACCTCTTTAAAGCAGATGGGGCAAATGCCTTCGGTGAGGATGGCGGCCTGGTCAGGGGTTAGGGCATCACCTATGTTGGGTTCATTCATCGTGGGCTCCACGTTGGTTTAGGAGGGCGATCGCGCCCGGCTGCTCGCTCGAAGGGGGCGACACTATTCGCGACCCTCTTCCCAGCATTCCTCAATTCTTTCATTGCTGCTAGTGAGGCAGCGCGTGACCACTTTTGAAAGCGCGGATCTCTAAGGTCGACTTCCAGCAGGGGTAACAGGAGGCATCGACAGAAGACGTGGAGCGGGGTCGCAATTTCCCCGAGCTGGTAGACCAGTCCCTGACGAGGGCTGCAATACCCACACACCTTGTCATCACCAACCGTGTAGAACATCACCAGCGCCACTCCAGCGGCCTGGTAGGTGGCGATCGCCCCTCCATTGAGGGCACCGCTGGCTTCCGTCTCTACGATTGCCCGTGCTCGAGTTTTTAGCTCCCCCGCTCCCTTTCGGATCTCGGTCAGCATGGCTCGCGCCCCCTGACGACGGCTAAACCCAAATTCAGCCAGAGCTGAAAGCTTGGACTGGAACCGAGCGTTATGGGAGTACAAGCGTCGGACGGCTTCGGCTGCTAGGGCTGCGATCGCCACGGTGGAGATGACCGGAGCACTGTGCCCAGTCAGCTCACGGCCTAACTGTGCACCGCCCTGGGTGTTCGTCTCAATGAGCTGCTCGAATAGGTCGAGGTAGTCGGCCTCCATAGCTGGGTTGATCAGCTGCGATTGCTGTCTTAGTTGATCCATCAGCACCGCTCGCTTCTGCGATGGGGTGAGGGATGGGTTCAGCAGCAGGGCCGTGTAGGTCGGGATAAATGCCCTCTCAAGCACTTGCAGTGCATTGTCGATGCGAAGGTCTATCGCTGCGATCGCCTCCTTCTCCAATAACCGGAAGCGGCGATCGTAAGCGTCTATCAGCTCGGGTAGAGCATCCCATTCAAGGAGCATTACTCACCCGCTTCCCCTAGAACCAGGTCAGCATCAATGACATCCACAGCATCTCCAATGACAGGCCCTTCGGCTTCTACCGTGATTAGTTCATCCGCAGCCAGCCGGATCTTCTTGATGTAGAGCAGAGCGTTAAAGTGCAGGGGCATTGCGCCATTGGCGTAGGACATCCGGCTCTCATAGGGCAGCGGCATTCGGCTGCAATGGGCCTCGGATACTTGACGGGCGATCGCCTCGGTTATGAAGAATTCAACATGCACAACACGGCCCATATCCGTATCCATCAGCTCGGTGCTCTGCACAGGAATCTCAGCGCCGCAAAGTCGGTGGAAGCCTTCGGTGGGGTTAACGAGTGAAATCATGGGATGGTAAACCTCTATTGATCAACTGATTCAGGGTCGGGCTCGGGCTCAGATTCTGGGTCGGCTTCGTCGGGGATGTCCTCTTCCCCGAATGGGTCAGGGAGCTGCTTTGGAGCTGCCTCCTGTTTGTTCTCGGCTTCCAGTCGCTTCACTTCGTCCTCCACAGTCCAGCCATCGGGGAAGCCCAACTCGCCTCGGTGGAGGATCCGCAGGAAGGTTTCAGTGGTAAGCCGTCCGGTGTTCACCACGTCTGCCAACGCTCGCACCATGTCGCTGGTGATCTGGGTGGCGTCGAAGTCACGGGGGATTTCAACCTCTACTGGCTCAAGACCTATGTACTTGCAGTGGATAGCAAGAGCCTGGTTTAAAGCTGTTTGGAAGGCGATCGCCATCTGGCTCAGGATGCTGTCCGATTGCGCGCGGTCTAGCTTTTTCGCGTCGGCACTCTCACCCACATTCTTTTGGGCGTGCATGGCTGCTAGAGCCAGAGAGGCCATCTGCAACTCGCACTTCTCAATGCGGCTCTGAAGGGCGTCATAGCTAGTGATGGGTGCAACAACCCATTCCACCTTTGCATCAGGGTTGGGGATACATACGGCCTCACTGGTAGAGCCGAGGTCTCCCAGCTCATTGGCACTCATCCCAAAAATGAATAGCCGGGGAACAGCACCAATATGGAGCGCATGATCTATGTCACCTGATAACTGATAATGCTTGAGATTTAAGTTGGCGATCTGGGTCATCGGCGGGGCGATCGCCATGTCGTTCTTCTTGTCGACGGCGAACACCACAAACGGCACTTCATCCAGCGAAGTTATCCCTTGCTTGTGGACAAATTCACCATCATCATCCTGCCTGAAGATGCGGTAACGGCAGCGGGTGCCATCGGGGGTGGCCATCAGGTCGTAGACCAACACCTGCTCAATCAACTCTTTCTCAAACTCACTGCCCTCTACGGACTCCTTCACAACCTGATGTAGGCGCACGAAAGACACCTTCCGCACACTGCCCTGTTGGGAATATTCGATGTCGAGAATCTTGGAGCCGGGGTAGAGAATCCAGTAGGGGCGCACCTGGCGATCGCGCTCATCCCGGCGTGTTTGGAGGCCTTCGGTGTCAGGGTAGTCGATGAGCATACCGGCGTAGTTGTAATCCACACCCGACTCAAACCACTCAGCCGAAACGGCATCAATGCCGTCACCTTTGAGGGTCAAGTCTTTAAACTGCGGCTCCACTTCTACAGGAACCTGCTCTGGCATCACCACAGGCTTCCGAAATACTGTGCCCGTCATGCCAGCCACAAGCCGCACATACCAGGGGGTGAAGCCTAACACAGCCCGATTCAGGCGACGGCTATAGGCTTCGTCGTCCTCCATCGGCTCTTTGGGGAGGTACGCCTCACCCATTTCCAATAGCTTCTGAGTGCCACCTCGCACAGCCTCAATGGCATCCCAGTAGGGACACATCTCTTCGTGCAGGTCACCCGGCAAAAAAACGGGCGATCGCTTCTGCTGCGGATCACCTGCTGCTATGTTGGGCTTCCCGTCCCGAACGGCAGTTGCTTTAAATCTGTCGGAATAGTTGTAGGCCATGCGGGGAGGGTTCCACTGGCCTATGCAAACTTGATGCCCGACTTCTGGGCCTTGCCAGAGCGAGCGTGCATGATGGGTTCTAGGGCGTACCGAATTCCATCAAAACAATGATTATGGGCATCAATGATGATCGGCAGTACCTCGCCACTCAGCCGATCCACCTTATAGCTATAGAGCCGAGCCTCTTCAATAGTGTGCTTGCAGCGCGGGTGGATAACGATCTGCTCATAGCTCCGCAAGTGGGCAATGCCATCCTCAACCGACCCCGGCCCCTTCGTTGCTGCTACCAGTTTCGAAATGGATGGGCATCCAGGATCGTTGCCAGAGGGCGATCGCCCTCTTCGTACATGGTTAATTGATTCAGGTCGGGAACTGTCGGCCCTCACGGAGTAGCGGTCAATGTCAGGGATGTCTTCCAGCCACAACCGCCCAACCTGATCCAGTTCCAAGCCGTGAGCATAGCTCTCATATTCGATATAAAGCTTGCGTCCGTTAATCCAACAGCGGATAGCCGTCGTCGGGTCAGAGCTGAATCCCCAATCAGCGCCATGGTAAGGGCCATTCCACCCTGGGCCAGGCTCGAACTCGGCGATCGCCCACTTGCCATTGAGGATCTGGGCATTGCTCCGGAGCCAGAACCCACCTTCCCAAATGTGGTGATAGGCGTCTGGGTCTGTCTCTGCCATCTCCCGGCGCTCGGCATCCAGAACGCTGGGGAAATGGGGGTTCTCGTCCCAATTGACGCGGCGAATGTAGGCACTGGCACGGTCTTTGGCTACCAGTTCCTGATAGACGGTATCGGACTCATTAAGCGGGTTGAACGATACCCAGACCTCAGAGCCCTCTTCTCGAATGGTGGGGATGACAACCCGCCAGGAGTCCTGACTGATGGTCTGGGCCTCCTCAAACCAACAGTGGGTAATCCCCGCCATTGATTTGATACTGGCAACGTTATGCCGAACCCCTTTGAAGATGAACTGCGAGCCGTTCTTGCCGATGATGGTATCGGCCTGCACCTTATAAAAATCCTCCAGGTCCAGCTCTGCAATCCGCTCCTTTAGCAGGGCATGAACAGACTCCTTCATCGACTCCTGAAACTCGCGAGCGCAGAGCACACGAATCTTGCGGCTCAACCCGGTAATCAACAGGGCATCGGCGATCGCATAGCTCTTACCACTTCCCCGGCCCCCATAGAGGCACTTGTACCGAGCTGGGTTGAAGAGTGGCTTTGCCCATTCAACGAGGGCTTCTGCAAGACGCGCCGCTTCCTCCGGGCGATCGCTCCCTTCAGCAATGCCCAGCTCTGCTTCTAAGTCATCAAAAAAGCTCTGCTTTACGCTTTGAGTCGCCACTGGTCCTTCAGCGCCGCTGCGAACTCATGGGGTGTCAGACCCAGGGCGATCACTCGCTCAGCCAGGGCAGCGGCCGTGGGTGGTTCCAACTTCAACTTCAGTTCAATGAGCTTGCACAGAGCACCCGCCAGGGCAGCTATCTCCCGCCCATCCTCGCCGCCGCCCATCATACCGCTGACGTCGTATAGGGCCGTATCCACGAGCTGCAAAGGGTCTAGGCTATTGGGCGATCGCCGGATGCGTGGTGCATCGTCATAGTCATTGGCCTGCGCTGGCTTAGCCTTTTTCTTACCCTCGCCAATGGGCACAACCTTGCTGGCCTTCTTCAGCCCATCCCAGCCGCCTTCCTTCGACCAGCCTTCGACCGTTCGCTCCCCTACACCAAACTGGGAAGCGATCGCAGACAGTGACTCATTGCCGCTCAAATAGGCCTGCTTAACTTCTTCCTTGAACTCTGGGGTGTACTTTGCCATTTACCGCAGTTGCCGCGACCGCAATCGAACGTTACACGGCCAGGGTTCCCATGCTGCAAAGCTTTGAGGGGAATTGCGGTTTTGCGGTACAGCTCAGATTTACCGCAGCAGAGGGGAGAGAGGGCATTAGAGGCAGCAATGGCCATCGCATGACCCCCAATAGAAAACCGCTACCCCTTCATGGTTAGGAGCAGCGGTGTAAAGGAGTATTTCCTATGTCTAAGTGGTTGGAGGGTGCCAGAGCTCCGGAGCTCCGGAGTGCCCTAGAAAAATTCGTTTGCGGTGGCGATCGCCAACTCCAGTTCAACCCGTTCGGAACCAACGGGCAACAGGGGAGCCGCGGCCAATCCGGCTGCAATGAGCCGCTGTAGGACTTCTTCAACTCCTGCTAGGCGAACGGCATCCACGCTTTCAACCTGAGGAAGGGCTGGGGGAGCTGGGGGCTTCTCTTCTTTCTTAGGGAGTGGGGCCGGAGCGTTCAGCTCCCATAAGGTAACCCGGTGCAGCTTCCCTTCAGCGTCCTCAATATCGATCTGACCATGCTTTGGATCAGTCGCATAAACCTTACCCGTGAGGGGCTTATCAGCACTATAAGCGGGAGACATCGGGTTGCACACTGCCACCTGGTCACCCTCTGCCACCGTCATTACTGCCACCCCTTTCTTGAGGAGTTGGGCACGGGCCTTGGTAACCTGCTGTCCCTTCTGAGCTAAAGCCAGAGCGCTATCAAATACTTCAGATGACACGCTTGGGGCACAGAGGATCTGGAGTGAGTTGAAATCGAAAGCGCGCAGCAACTGCGCGTTTCCGTTACAGAACTTTGCATAAACGGCTTCACAAACCCGAGCGTAGGATGCACTTTTCTCAAAGCAATAGTTAATCCAGGCCGTATATGCGCCGTGGTAGTCCCCCAGGGCTTCGTGCCATTTGGAGACGATCGCCCCAATCCGGTAGAGAGCCTGGGCAGTGCTTTCCATCTCCTTTCGGATGGCTTGAGTGTCTTCATGCAACGAGTCGCGGAGGGCAGCAGGAACAGTGCCAAGGTCAAATTCCTGGACAATTTCGACTTGAACGGGTTGGGCAACGGTTTCAGGAGCTAGTAGGGTGTCAGGCATGGTTTAGGTGCAGCTTGCTGCGGATAGCGGTGATTCCAATCTGAATTAAGTGTTCCACTTCCGTTACTGACGCTCCCGATTGGTTGGCGATCGCCTCCATCTCCCACCCAGCGTGGAACAGTTCCAGGCAATGTCGGGCTTTGGGATTTGGGACTCGGGCGATCGCCCACACCAGTTTCCCGCGTACTGCTTCCCGCTCGGGGTCGGGAGCCAACTCTTCTTCCTCCTCGGGGGCCTCCAGTTGCAGCGGCTCATCGGAGGCAGAGTCGCGGGAGTCCAACGAAATTATGTGGAGACGGCTTGTTTCCGCCACAATCTGAGCCCATTCCTCGGGCTCAATACCCATCGTCAGCGCAACAAATTCTTCACTTACAACCTGCCCTCTCTGGCAGCGAGCCTTTGTCTTCTGCCGGACCTCTGCCCGAACCTCCCGGCTCTGTCGGCGGATCTTGATGCCGCTGTCGGGGGTGTAATCCCTGAGGTAGTGCTGAATTTCGCCCCGAATCCAGGGCACAGCATAGGAGCTGAAGGCACAGTTGCGACTCGCATCAAAGCGTTCGATCGCCTTCAGCAGCCCTCGCACCCCTACATTAAATAGATCATCTAGGGTCAGGCAGTTCGGCACATTCTCCTTGGCCCGGCCCACCACTGTTTTCACCAGACCTTGGTTCAGACGAACGATCTGGCTCTCAATCAGCCGCTTGCGGTCCTCATTGGACTCACGAACATATTTGGCTAGCAGCTCGGCTGTCTTCTCAGTGACAGGTGTTTTGGCCTGCTGCTTTCTGCTGCGGACTTCATCAATAATGGCGACCATGGCTTCTCCCCAGAGGGGCGGGAGAAAATTAGACCCCTCTATATATGCGGGTGTCCGGATTTGGGGGAGGGGGAGGCCATAATTGAGGCATCAAGCTGGAGGCAAAAGATGACTGCAACCCAGAATGCTCAGGGCGTAACGGTTTTTGATGGTTCGGGACAACCCAGCTTCGTGCCCTGCATCCCCGGTAAAACGAGCGATAGCTACCACACCATAGACGAGCTGTATGACCACCGTTGCCTACTGTTTGCGGCCTTCATGCGAGAGTACGCCACTGGCATGTTCTGCAAAGACCGCTGCTGGAGAAGCCACCAACACCACGACGGCTCCCATTGGGGCGGGTGGTTTATCGCTGGGATGGACTTGCCTACCGGGACAATCACCTACCATCTCCCAGCTCGGATGTGGGATCTATTGAAGGGGATTCCGGTACGAGAAAGGGCCCCAGAATGGGATGGGCACACGCCCGCCGATGTGCTCAAACGACTGGAGGCATGGCTGCTGGCATAGCCTCACGGGTTACCATCTATAGGTTCAAACTTCTCGGCAAATAGCTTCTCGGGCCGTACCCATACCCCCACGTCTTCCTGAACCTGCCGAGCTGCGATCGCCATCACCCAAAGCCAGAAGCGCGTCCAAAGTGTTGCCCCTTGGGCAATGTAAACAATGACGGTTTCCAGGGATTCTGAGTGGTACCCCCAGCCGACCACATAGTAGATACCCCTGGTCTTCAGGTTGCGGTAGCGCTTGCCAATTTTGACGTCTTCAATATGCATACGGGTCCTTAGAACCAAATCCAATCCAATCGTACCCAGTTAACCTGCTGGGGATTTTGCAACGATTGTGCGTACTCGACCGCATCCATCATCCGTTTCAGATAGATCTGGTCTGCCAACGGCGACTCATACTCGGCTGCGGTCATTCCCCATCGCCTAGTCATCGACGGGATGGGCTGCCCAGGGATTATCCCAGCTACGACTTCCCATGCGCATCGTGCAGCTTCAGGCATAGCGATCGCTCTCACTTCTCATAGCTAGTCCTAAGAGTCTAGTTCAATTGTATCTAGCTACAAAAATCCCGCCGACGGAGGCGGGAGAGAGGAGCAGTAAACACTGTTAGAGATTGTTTTAGTTATCCTCAGCGCCAGGTGCGACCTTCTCTTTGAACATCTTTCCAGCGGAGAATGCAGGCACTTTGGTTGCAGGGATAGTCATGACTTCCCCGGTCTTGGGGTTGCGACCTTCACGGGATTGCCGCTCGCGAGGCTCAAAGGAGCCGAAGCCAACCAGAGTTACTTTGTCGCCTTGAGATACAGCTTCCATGATGCTTTCGACTGCTGCGGTCACGATAGCGTCTGCCACCTTTTTGGTGACATTAGCCTTCTCAGCCACTTTGTCTACAAGTTCACCTTTGTTCATAAACCCTCAACGATTCCTCGTGGTTTGAGGGTTATTATATCCATTTAACTCAGAGGTGGAAGTATTCCTGCGTCTGGCTTCTAAGGATTTAACATCAAAATCCCAAATACTTACTACTGGAATCCTCTGGACTGGACTCCAGATAAACGTTGGTAACTGCAATGGAGGAATGCCCCAAAGAGTCTCGCACTAGGGGCAGCGGTGCTCCACCCGCTAGAGAATGCTGGGCATGAGCATGGCGCAACCAATGGCAGCTCACCTTGGAGTTGAGCCCAACCCGCTCCGCTGCTGCCTTGAGAATCTTGTGGGCTGTCGTCCGATCCAACGACTTGCCCTGCTTGCCAACAAACACAGGGGAGCCAACCGAGCGATCGCCCTTAAGCCGCCTCACCTCATCCCACACCGGCTCTGGCACCAGCACCACCCGCTGCTTGTTACCCTTGCCCAGAATGCGAACCTGAACCGAGCAATCATCACGCTCCTGAAAGTCCTCCCAGGTCAAACCACACACCTCACTCACCCGGGCACCGGTGGCATACATCAGCTTCAACAGAGCAGCATTGCGGGGGTTGCTCTCCTCTCGCAGCATCTTTGCAACTTGAGATTTATTGAGGATGCGGCCTGCTAATGTTGTTCGGCCCTTCTTGACGCGGACGGCTGCTGCAACGTTGAAGCGGGTATATTGCAACTTCGTCGCGAATGTAAATAGTGATTTGATTGCATTAAGTTTGCAACGCTTCGTTGAATCCTTTAACTGCTGCTCGCTCAAGCTATCTTGATAGGCTTGTAGATCCTCAAGAGTGATGCTCTGCAAAGGTTTGAAGTTGAGAAACCGTTGGAACGATCGCACGGTTGCTCGATAGTTAGTTTGGGTTCCGGCGGGGCGATCATGGAGCCACATTTCAATTAACTTGTCATCGCTACTCGCCCTCGTCAAAGCAGCGTCAGAATCTGCCAT